GGGTTGTTAGGTAGTCCTGCAGCAGTTTTTTGAATTTCGGGTAAAAACTGTTTGTAGGCCCCAGACTTAAACGTAGTCCATGCGCCAAAACCTGAAGAATCTTTTACTTGCTTGGCGGCGCGAAGGTTTGTTTGTGGATCAAGGAGCTGTTCGTTGCTCTTTAACCCAAACTGTTTACGACGGGCGGGACCAAGGGTGTCGATCATGTTGATCTGAGACAGCCCATAAGAGTTGTCGCCGGTAGCCCTATTTGTATTGTGCGCGTACTGGTTGCCACTGGACTCGGCCTTGATAATGGCGGCCATTGTTTGCGCATCATTCCCACTAAAGCCTGCACCTTGTGCAAGTTGTAGAAGTTGAGAAGAATTCAGTGGCATGGATCTGGGCTTAGCGGAAGTTGGTTTCGAACATAAGACGAGTGCCAACAGCAACGTCAGCTGGACCGGGAAGGGCTTGAATGAACTCAGCACCTTCCCGATTAAATCGGTACCGCGCTTGTTCAGGATTTCTGTAATTAGGAACATAGAGATGGGAAGCTAATCGATCCGTCTCGTATATATAGATTTGCGTCCAGGTTTTGAGGGTTTCTTTAAAGTCCGAAGTTGAAATCGTACGCGAAACATCACCCGCAATGTTTTCAAGACGATTCTTCGGTGTTATAAAATTATTTACACTACCCGTCATATCGGTGCGCTTTTCAGCTTCGTCGCACCGAGAAACCTGTTCGGAAATCTTGCTATACCAGAACGAATCTGGAACATTATTCACAGCCTCCTCCAATCGAGCTTGGTCGCCAGCAGGGACAGATGTGTTGTTGTATCCCAGGTGCCAGCGGACTTTCGACTGGAGGAAAGTGTCAAGTTGCATTACTTAACAACAGTGAATAATTGACGTACACAATATGTAGCGTACCCAATCATTCTACACGGATAAGATTCTCAGTGATGATCTCATCCCAATCAACGCGCTTGATTGTTTTAAGTTGATCAAGACGTGCAAACTTTTCTCCAGACATTGAAGTTTGCAAATCTTTAATGTCGCGTGCAGTCTTCAAGCCAACACCAGGGAGAGTGTCTGCAATCTGCCGAGCACTGGCAGTATTGATGTTGAGCCTGGTATCGAGAGGAAAAGTTTCTTTATTAGTTGGTTTTGCTGGGTTAACGCCCTCTTGTTTCAACTGTCCTGTCAAGCGTTCTTCCACTTGCAGTTTTTCAGTTGTAGCGTCCAGCTGGGGGACAAGATCGTCCTCCTCAACATAAAGGACTTCGTCTTGTGAGTCCACACACATGAAGATTCCTTCTCCGTGCATGGTGACGACTTCGAGGAGTGCTCCTGTTGGCTTGTACCGGTACAGCATTCGTAAAAGATAGTGACTACCAGTACAATACCAAGGTTTACCCAAAAGCGCTAGGTCAATAAAAAAGCGGGCCACTGGGACCCGCTTAATTACTGATTCCAGAAATGGATCAGGTGTCGTCGCCGCCCACTTGGGAAGCAAAGTCAATGAAGCCTTGGATATCATTCCAAGACACAGCAGCAGCTGCCTTGACGTAGTTAATACGGGCAAGAATGTAGGCTTTCTTGCCAGCAGCAATATCAGCATCAGAGATATACACGCCGCCGCCAGAAGCGGTGGTAGCGGTGATCGCAGTAACAGTGGTAGCACGGAACGTGGTAGCCGCAGTAACTTTGTACACCATTGAGTTATCAAAGCCGGTGAGCTTGGCTGCACTGGTGTCAGTGGTAGCAGCAACAACGGAGCTAACGAAAGGAACAAAACCGCCGGTAGTACCGCCGCCAGTGGTGGCGCCAGAACCTTGAGCAATTGTGTTGCTAGAAGCTGTCAGCCAGGAGCTAGCAGCTGCGATACCGTTGAGCTGAGGCGTGGCGGTAACACCAACGGGAAGACCGCTGGAGGTGGGGCCAAACATCAGAATATCTGAAGCGTTAGTGAACTTCAGATCAGCGGTCACAGGGTCGGCGGGGAAGCCGGGGGCTGGATCAGCCGTGGTACCAGCGGGAAGGTCCTTAGCAACAGCGATAGAAGCGCCGTAAACATAAGAAGGAGATGCACTGGAGCCAGGAACAACCAGGGTCGTGATGTTATCACGAACGCGGTCGTCGGTACGGCGATCAGGAGAAGGGATGATCAGATCCAAGCTCTTGTAGCTAGCAGCGGCGCCACTTGCGTTGCTGATCGGCACATAGGCGATCAGTTCGTAAGCAGCGAAACCAGGCCAGCCAAACACACCTTCAGAGTTGAAGGAGGAAAGGCGATTGATCTGAGCACCAGGCTGGAGAATCTGGCCAGCACCAGTTTTATAAGTTGCCATTGTTAGTTACCTCAGGGAGCGATGGTGAAAGCAGAGGTAATGAAGTCCTTGTTCAGGTTGGCGAAGCCAGCATACAGTTGCCAAATCAGGATGATAAAGCGGCTGAAGTCATCGTTGTTGTTGATGAGAACCTGAGCATTAGGACCGCCAATACCGACGCCCACTGCTTGAGGACCGAAGAACAGACCAGGAGGAGTGTTGTAGGTCAAAGAACCATCACCACCGCCAAGATCAACAGTTGCAGTCTTGTTAGCAAAGTTAGTGGACTCGAAGAAGCGAACGCCTTCAAACACGAAACCTGTAGGCATCACGGGCTCACCAGCAACGAACATGGCTTGGCCGTACTGACCACCACCGTAGATTGCTTGGTTAGGACCGCCAGCACCCATCAGAGGGTTGCCTTGGCCCATGCCGGGATAACGCGCAACTTCGCGGAAGCCCTGGTCAGCACGGAGGTCGCGCATGAACGTGGGGTCAGCGATACAACGGTAGTAACCGTCTTGGAACACGGGAACGTTGCGCTTGCGCAGCTGACGAACCACTTCCAGAAGGTCAGTCTTAACGTTGAACTTATAACGCTCCGAAGCGAATTCGGTGGCGGTGTAAGTAGAAACGGTGCCGGAGGTGCGGGAGTGACCGTTGGGGTAGTAGTAACCGCCTTGGGTATCGCCGGACTGACCACGGGTTTCCGATTTGGCCATTTCGTCCAGGAACACCCGGTCACGCCAGCGACGATAGTCGTCAAGCAGGGTCAGCGAACCGATGGACTGGTGGAACATGTTAAGGTTCCCGGTGTCCAGCAGTAGGCGCTGAGCTGTCATCAGAGTCTCACGAGCGATCTTGAAGGTGCTCGGAGCGTTGGCGTTGTTCGGGTCAGCAGGGCCGGTGTACTCACGCAGAGACACCAGAACCTTGTCCTTGACAATAGCCCGGCTGCTTGCGGTACCGATGGTTTGATCCTGGGTACGCTCGCGGCTGGTCTTGGTACCAGGGTTGCCCCAGAAACGGTACCGGTCAAGTTGCACGGTCTGGCCGGGCTGTTTTGTAAAGTCGTGAACGACCACAGGTTCTGCGGCCATTTCCACGATGTAAGCCGGGTGGGGGCGATAAAGCTCCGCACCTAACAGCTTAGGAAAGTCATTATCAATAAACATGTGGGTTACTCAGCGTAAAGAAGTTAGCTGACACCAGAGGACGTAAATCCTCTATGCACATGGAACGGATGTTCCACTAGTAATAATTATAACAACAACTTACTTATAGCCGTTATTAACTTCCGGGGACGTATCCGCCACCGATCAGATTACCTGGGCTGTAGTAGTTGTTTGGCATCGGCCCCATGCGGTGGTAAGGATTTACCGTTTGAGTTTGATCTTGCATTGCAATGTTCTGAGCCTGAATTTCAGGTGTCAAACCTTGTGCAGCCATTTGCTGTTGTTGCAAGGCTCCCAGTTGAGCAGCTTGTTGAGCGGAGTCCGCTGCTTTTTGTTTTGTCCGTGCTTTGGCCTTGGACTTAGCTTGTTTTGCTTTAGATGAATCCATGATCAACCCCGTGCACGTTGTTGTGCTGCTTTTGCGCCCATTTGTTGAGCGGCTGCAACAGCGTTACCAATTGGAAGTTGCCCGGTAAAAGGCATCATCCCGGTCATCATGCGCTGATCCATCGTGAGCATGCTGTCTTGCGTAATCTGAGCAGCTTTGGTGTTGTGCGGGGCCATCAGGCCGTACATGGGAAGAGGAGAACCTTGCTGGTTCAGCATCAGATACCCGTCAGACAGGTTAGCAGGCATCGGTACGGCTTGGTTGTGTGGGGAACCAATCACAGCTGTTGATCCAGCTCCACGTTGCCTGGCGTATTGGTCGCTATTTCCTGCGACCAGTTGTTCTTGGATATTGCCAGCTCCATAAGTAACGAGGTTGGGTGCCGTCATCGCACCCACGGGGCCACCAGCAGTACCAATCTGCGAAAGAAACTGGGAACCTCGATCACCGACGCTAGCTTTTCCTGCCATATTTATAACCTTAATTTAAAAAGGAGCTGTACTCTTGTTTACTATTCTAAACTTAATTGATCAATAAACAATTGGCATCTGAACGCCAAGTTGAGCACCCAAATCACGGCCAGCCATACGTTCTTTTTTCTTTTTATGCGCACCAGCAATTCCAGTGGCGGCAGTACCTGCAGCAAGAGCGGCAG